AGCATTGGCACCTGCACCACTAACCGGAGTTGCAAATATTACATAATTTGTGTTTGAAAATGCTGTTGTAAAATTTATCCTATAATCACCTGTTCCAGATCGAGAAGATGAAGTTACATTAAACCCAAGAACGCCAAGAGATCCACCTGCACTAACTGTCCCCCAAGCTTTTGCAGCAGACCTTGAACATATCATATCAATATCAGGCGAAAATATAGCATCATTTAGCTTAAGGTAAGCATTGCAGAAAACTATCCCACTAGCTGGGACAAGCTGTATTGTCCCAGAGGTTTGGAGGATTGAAGTAGTTTTAGCGTAATCAAGCCAAAGCCTATCCCCGGTATCAATTAACAAACCAGAACTTTCAAACCTAGCTGAATTAGATCCTCCAGCAACAACCTGTATATTATTTGATGATATTTCAGTTATATAAGTATCACCCGTAACACCAACTCCATCAAAATTAATACGTGATGTCGCTTCTATACCAATTCCCGAACTAGTTACCCCAAAAGCCGTTGATCCTCCTGCAACTATTCTAACATTCCCTGCTGATACTTCAGAAATATAAGAGGTGGCGCCTACGTTGAAATTAACATGTTGTGTTGTAGGGACGGTAATACCACCAGCGTAAACAATTGGCGTTGTGAAAGAGGTGGTGCCTGTAAAAGAAACTGATCCATCAAAAGTCAAAGTACCATGAATAGTACCACTTATTGTTCCACCATTAATTGTAGGGGTTGTGAGAGTTTTATTTGTAAGAGTTTGAGATAATGTTGTTCCTACAATATCACCTGAACCTACACCGTGGATTCCTGTTATAGCAGCTTCATGCGTATTCCCGTCATTAACCAATGACGTGAAATTAGCATTCATCAAAGAAGAGTAAATTGTTGTAAAAGGGACAAATGTATTAGGTACTGAAAAAGGCATATTACCCCAATAATATCATACTAAAAGAAGCGTTTGGTAATGTTGACCTTATATCAACATTTACATCACCTATACTATAAACATACACCCCCCCTGATTGACTCTGAGTTATACCCACCCAAGGTCTAGGATCCATTCCATGCCTAAACACTCTTGAAGTGTTAGGGGTTGGATCTGTGGTGCCTTCAATAATTCTATAAGTGATGTTGTCTAAATTAACATGGGAAAGAATTTGGGTCAATTTTATTGACATTTTATCCAATTCAGAATTCTGAAAGCGACCCAAATTAGGCTTCATTTGAACTCCTGAGGTCTTGCATTCTTTGTCCATCCATAAACTGTAATGGGTTGGCCAAGGCCTGCCTCACCTATAACACCAGTAATGGGGATAAATGTGTTTGTTGTTGCATCTGGGTTAGTAGCTGTCACAGTATGAACGGTATCAAATACACCTGTAACAGAATCAACCCCATAAGCATTACCTAAGCTTAGGTTAACAATCCTAACTACAGTAGCTGTAGCGCCTGTGGTTGCTTGGGATAGTGTAGACCCTACCTGAATAGTCCCAAGACCAAAAACATCACCATGAAATAGCAACTGAACACTTAAATCTTCCTGAATAATGTCTAGTTGCTTGTAAAAAGCTTTCCTATGAGGGTTGTAAACTATCCTTACTGGGATTTCGTCTTGAAATTGTGACACATCAAACAACGCTACATCCCACAAAGCTTCTTCATTTAACACGCTAATACTTTCAGAATCTTGACCGGCAATACTTAAGTCATAAACTGAAGATAAACTCATATCATACAAAGTCCCATTGCCAGAAACATAAATAAAATCTTCAAAAAACAACTTTTTTTCTTCTGGGATACCATAGTTAGTAGGGTAATCCCTGACATGATACCTAATAGCACTCCCATCATCAGTGCTTCCAACTCCAAGATGGTACAATTTCCCATTATAAGCTGTATTTCCAAAATAAACGTCTTTAGTCTCATCTGGTTGAGAAATTAAAAAAGCAGAAGCAGCAGAAATACCAGGCCAAATATCTAAATCAGGACCAGGGTTGTAAAAAGTCCAATAAAAGTTAGGGTAATTTTGATAAGAACCTGTTAAAACATAGTTTGGTTCAGTCACATTACCAAACATGACAAAAAACATTATTTTTCTATTACTAACATCATTAACAGCCGAAATTTTGTCTGGTTGAGAGAAGTTTAGAGTCTTAATAAAGGCTGATATTGACGTCGCTATGGGAGTAACGTTTGTCCCATCAGTCATATAAATATTATCTTTCCCAAGCCATACCATATTGTTTAAAACATTGGTGATAGCCCAGTGCGAAACTCCAGTAATACCACGTGAAATTTCATTATACTGGTAAATAACGTTATCCACACCAACTTCACTTGTGAAAGACCCAGCAACATCTAACCTGCCAATAGAATTGTCTTTTAATACCATTGGGGTTTGAAATGCTGTACCTAAACCAATTAAAACATCCCCAAGACCAGTATTTGAAATACAATCAATAAACCCTCTAGCTTGGTAAGATTCCGGCATTGGGCCATTTTGCTCAACCGCAGAGTATCTAACTCTATTTTGAAGAGGGTGGGCAAAACCAGCCACGAATATTCTATTATTTACAGAAACAGCATATTTAACACCACCCCACACTGAAAGCCTTGTATTATCTATGACCAATTCCTCGCCTAAACCGGCGTCAGGCTGCACAGAATCAAGGAAAGTAGAGGCAATAGGCCCTGAGGTGTCAAAGAACAGTAGAGGCCCATTTGCTGTCGTTCTATATAGATTAATAGTATCGGCAGTAGTAGCACTTCCAGGGGTGACGTTTATTCTTCGTCCTCCACCAACCCCAATAACAACTTGTAAAAGGTCACTAGGAGAAGATTCAGCTCCAGTAACAGAATTGTAGTAAGTATACACCCATCCATACTCAGCACCTACCAATAAACTGCCGGCAATGTTCCCACCATCAGTAGGAGCTACTGAAGGAGGATCTATACCAATTTGCCTTGTAACAGCTCCATCGTATAAAAAATCATCAACTCCATTAAAATAGAAAAGAAGGTTTGAAAATTGAACTAAAGAGGGTCTTGCAACACTCAACCCAGAAATAATAGGCGCGACAGAAGTAGTAGCTACACCTAAAACGCCAGTTCCAGGAGAAGAACCCTTCCCAGCAACAACTACTTGAGAAGTTGAGTCATTTATTTGGAACTCAATCCCTCCATGGATAATTCTACTTCCCCAATCCACAGAAAAGACACTCTCATAACCAGATCTTGTTGTTACCGCTCCAGAAATAGTAATGTCAGCATTATCGGCTATTCTTAAAGCCGTAGAAGGCATGTTTGTAATGGAGTCCGTCAGATCAAGGCCAGTATAGGCGTTAAATATCGACTCTCGGTAAATATTATCTTTTAATTTTATGTCCTGTGACATTAATTATAAGGCGTAAACCATAAACGAGTATTCAAATCATTTGGAACCGCTACACCTAATTTTTCATTAACAGTTTCAAATCTTAAATTTGATTCTTCATCTCGAATATCGTCGGCAATAGCCTTCCTCTTATCAATTTCGTAATATTGAGTTTCTTCTTTTCTTCTGGGATCTCTTTCTCTTCTAAGGCACTTACATAAACAAAACTGAAAAAATAAATCTTGGAGCTTGTAAGGAATTGGGAGGACAACGTTTGAGTTTATCTCCTGACCTATTACCTTGCCATCACAGTAAATTGTCTCAGACTGACCTGACATTGGAGTAGGGTATAACACTACCCCTTTATTACCAGAAGGAAACCAATAATTTGGATACCCTTGGCAAATCTGCCCTGGATCACCAACTCTTAAGTCTTGTAATTCAAATTTAATTAGTTTTCGCTGTTGTCCAAGAGTTTGTGTATAAACCGACTCAATATAGGTTGCGTCAGACTCAAATCCGAAATTTGCTGTGTTAATAGTATATGTAGATACGCCAGGTAATGATGTAAATTTAAAGTTGTCAGCGACTCCATTTTTGTAGGTAAACTTCCAGTCTGACTCAGCATAAAACTGTTCCACCCAAGCAGTCATGTTATTAACACATTGAGCCCTAAATGAAGCCGATGTGTTTCCTACAGTATCAACTAAATTATCTATAAACTGATCACGAGTAAATCCTACTATCGGTAGAGGCGACATATTTTCTCTCAAATTCTATTTTTTGCTCATAAGTCATGTAGTCATAATCCGAAGGGTTCCAACCAAATATTTTTTGAGCTTTATTTTTATTAATATAACCTTTTTGCCACAAACTCTTCAATGTTGTTCTCCACCCTCTAGCGATTATCCTTCCCTTATCATCAAATATATCACCTTCAGGGACTGATCCATGAGTGGTCCAACCAATGTAAATATCAGGGGAGCTATTATAGGCATCTAATAATCTCTTAGACTCTCCTGATAAGACTGATGAGTCTGTGTATTCATACCTTTCACCTCTTAAATATATCCCAGATGTGCCCATGGGGTTTAGCTCAACAACCCTATGCTTATCATCAACGTAAATTCTGGGGTTTAATTTATGAAGCAGGTATTTAAATGTGCTTAGATCCATTAAACAGCAACCAACTTTCTTGCTTTCTTAAAATTAAGAACCACTTTCTCACAATGATCAACAAACTCCTCAACACTCATCAAATGTTTGGCAAAATTACATTTCGAACAGCATGGAACAATATTACCAGTAACATAACCTAGAGATGAATTCAATCTATCTAAACCTATGGTAGAGATATCTGAATCACAAAAGTAACAAGGGCTTTGCCAAAAGTCTTTAAACTCTTCAAAACTTAGCTCAAACCCAATATCTCTAGCTTTAGCGCCATTTCTGATATGACGAAACTTACCCCATGGAGTGTTGTAATTGCCCTTAAACCACTCTTTCTGAGTGGCCCTATTAGCATTCCTCCATGCCTTACGAGCTTCTAGTTGCTTATCCCGAGTTTTCTCATAATAAGCTTTATCCCGCTCCCTACGAGAGAAATTACGACATGGATTACAAGCTCCCCAAAAATACTTTCCTTGCTCTAGCTTAAAATACTCTTGGGTTTTTGGGAGAATTTGAGTGCATATAGTACACTTCTTAAAGCCTTTTGGAACATCTAGATTCTTTGGAAGTTTATTCCTATTAACTAACTCCCATTTACGAATATAAATCTTCCTACATTGCTTACATCGAATATCCATTCCACCCTTATTCTGAGTTTTATAAAAGAAAGCCTCAGTTAGAGGGAACGATAATGAACAATCCTTACAAGATCTATTTTCCATAAATTAAAGGTTAATCAGGTTGGTGTTTTTAGTAACACCAACCTGAAAAACATAATAAATTCAACTACTTATCAGTATGCTGATCCGGCACGAACCTGCACGCCCCTCTCAGGGCCAAGGCCACCACCAAGATATTTAGCCGTGAATCCAAGAGATTTCCAACCAACCGTACCAACTTGATTGATAGGATCTGCGGATCCTCCAGAACCTTGAGGTTTGACAAATGTCTGCATGTTTTTAGCATCCAAAGACACAACACCGTAGCATTCTTGACCTAACACGATGTTAGCATAAACAGTCGCACCAGCAAGAGTACCCGTTGTTGTTGATTGAATGTTCTGAGATTCAAGAACACGGCAACCGTACACTTTACCAATCTCACCATTGAAAGGACGTTCGGCAGATGGATCGATATATTTATTCAAATCAACCCAAGATCCGATGTTCGTGTCGTTCATCATGTCACCACCAGAGGTGACATGCACAACGGACACATAGTCATTTCCTGTATGAGGAGTAACGAGAGCTTTTTTCAATGTAACAACAGCTTTTAAGATTTCTTTAGCTGTCATAACATCGTTAACACCAGTTTGAGCCAACGAAGCTTTGTTGTTGGCAAATTGGTTAGGGAGGTTTGCTCCAAGTTCATTCAAAACAAGGGTATCAAGAGTCAATGCACCTTGTTTACCAAGTCTTTCAAGAGCTGAATTGACCACAGGATCAATTGCAGTTGCTTCCAAAAGGTCAGAAATTTTCACCCATCCACCATATTGTTGGACGTTTGAAGTTACGTTGAAAGTTGTCAACGACTCTTCAGTAGGAGGAACACCTTCTACAAGGGGAGTTGTTGCAGCATTTAAACGGACGTAAGAAAGCCATTTTACTTGCGTACCAAAACCTCTAGGCATTGGGGTTTTCAATCCCAATGGAACCATTTGAAGGGTTTGATCAAATACGGTTAAAAGCTTTTTAACATAATATAAGTATAGATTGGCAGCATTTGTGCTGGTTGTCATCGTTGACATAAATTACCTCTGGACAAATCCAAGTTGTTTTTCGAGTTGTTCTAAGGTCATGTCTTCCGGGCGTGTTACAGAGGCAGAAGCTGGAGTTGGGGACTCAAAAGCAGCCGAAGCCACTTCTCGTCTCCTATTTTCAGCCTCTTTCTGGCCTACCAATTTAGCCTTGGTCACTTTATCACCAACAGATTCGGCAACAGCTAGCTTATAGAGTAAATCTATCGCTTGCGGTGATGCCAACATTGATGGTTGAACCATGGATCCATAAGTTTGCGCCAATTCAATCATCTTAGGTTCAAGTTCTTTAAACCCAGGATAATTCTGCTCATCATTCATTGCATTTTTATAGAACAAATTAGCATTGGCCATGCTCAACTGTTGTTGAATCTTAGCCTCTGTCCTTTGAGTTCTATTATATACCGCTAATTGAGGATCGATTTCCCATTCATTTTTGAAGATTTCATCTTCTGAAGGGGCAGTTTGCTGGGATTGCCCAATTCTTGACTCAAGATCACGGATTTGCTGTCTTTGACGAGTGTACTCTGATTGCACTTCCTCGTAAGCCTTGACCACGTCTTCCTGCGTTTTAAACTTACCCAATATAAGAGGTTGTTCCTGTGGAGCCTCTACTTTTTGGGGCACTTCTTCCTTGGCTGGAGCCACTTCTTGAGGTTGTTCCTTAGGAGCCTCTTCTGTGGTTGTTCCGAGCACTGTAGGGTCTAAATTCATATCTCTCCTTTGGGGATTATCCTTGCGGGTCCCCTATGTGTTGCTTTGTTCTTCTTACCGCCTCTTCATAATCGAGAAAAGATTGCTCGATTATTAAAAGGAGGGACTCAAAAGCTAAAAGTTCTGATTGAATTCTAATGATCTTACTAAAATCTTTTTCAACTTTCAAGCTTATGGTTAATGATTTTACTTGACCTTCAATAAACTCATTTAAAATCTTCCATCCTTTTGTAGCGACAAGTTCTCTAAAAGCCTCTCCCTGTTGGAGGACTTTTAAAATTTGGTCTGTATCTTCTTTTAATTGAGCGTCTTCTACAGGGGAGCCTGTAATGTCATCGGTTTTATCGTCCGGAATTTCCTGCAACATCAAAGCCTCCCTTAATTAAACTTGTGATGATCTTGGTTTTATTATTTTGAGCGTCTCTTTCTTGTTTCATTCCACCCTTAATCGCTTCAACAGTTGCCAACGTCTTTGTTTTTTCATCATGAGCTTGAGCTTGAGCCGCCATCTGTTGTTGAGTTTGTT